GATTCTGGTATTGGTAAAACTACTTTGACGAACATTTTATTTGTTCATTATGGTAAAAGACGTGGTCAACCAATTGGAGATGAATTTAAATATGTTAAAAATCCTGTTTCTAAATATTGGGATAATTTTCGTACAAATATGTGGTGTCTTATTCAAGACGATATTGGTTTTATGAAGCCTACGATTGCTACCTCTGGTGGTGATCCTACTTGTATGGAAACTATTCAAATCAATAATAATGTTGCTTTTACTCCTGATCAAGCTGCGCTTGAAATGAAGGGTAAAATGCCCTTAAGGTGTGAACTTGTTATTGGTACGACTAACACCGAAAATCTTAATGCTTATCATTACTTTGGATGTCCTTCTGCTTTTCAGCGAAGATATCCTTTTATACTCGATGTTATAGTTAAAGAAGATTATAAAAATGAGGTGAATATGTTAGATGCTGATAAAACTTTATCTGCAAATAATATGTCATCTTATCCTGATTATTGGTTATGGACAGTTAAGAGGGTTAAACCTCGTACAGTTCGAACCAATCATCAATCCTTAGCCGAAACTGAGGAAGTACTTACTCGAGTTGGATTAAAAGATTTTCTTATTTGGTATAATGATACCATTGATAAGCATCATGCTGATCAAAAAATTACGAGTGATTCTGTTGAGAATATAAGAAATGTAACTTTATGTTCTATTTGTCATTTGCCCCCAGATTTCTGTGAGTGTAAGTTACAATCCCATGAAGTTAGTCAGATTATGATTTTTCTTTCTTTTTTAATTCTTATATATCAACTTTATTGTTCATTTATGTATATTGTATTACCTAAAATTGGAGTTACATATAAACGTGTTCGTTTTATTTCAATTCCTGCATATTTTACATGTTTTTATATTAAGTGTTGTTTAATCAGATTACTCCCTGATAATTTACATTGCATGTTACATAAATTTAATGTTTATCGTGAAAAAACTTATGAATATTATATTCGTAAGTATCCACATCAATATTGGAAGAATCTTGGGACACAAGTGTGTTACAAGATTAGTCAACCATCCACTTTAACGAATATCTTTCTTGTGATATCTACTATTATAGTAGTTTTTAAGTTAACTCAGCAATCAAAGAAAGTTGAAGAAATAGAAGAAATTCTTGTCAAAAAACCGCAAAGTGATGTTGAATCTGAATATATTTTTGTGGATAAGCTCCCTACCATTAATGATGGTAAAGCCCCAAAGCCTATGAGAGAAGAACCAAACAATGTTTGGTATAATGATTCATTTGATTTACATCAAATGGATTTTGGACAAATCTCGTTGGGGTGGAATTCCCTTAACTTAGAGCAAATCCATTCTAAAATTGCGCTTAATTGTGTTTCTCTACAAATAGAGATTTCTGCTTTTAAAAGTAGACGTACTAGCGCTTTTTGTGTGAGTGGCCAAATTTATTTGGTTAACTCTCATTTTTTTTATGATTTGCAAGGAGATTATAAGATGACTGTTTTCTTTCAAGCCCCTAAACAATCAGTAAATCCAAATTTGACTTTGATGATAGATGTTTCAACTGTTTATAAAAAGCCAAATTCAGATCTTGCACTTATAGAATTACGTGGTTTACCCCCACGCGCTGATTATACTGAACTTTTCTGTAAAGAAACTTTTAATGCAAAATTTGATGGATATTATATTCGTAGAACCCATGAGGGTGAAATTACTGCGAAGCCTGTGAATCGTGTAAGATTTATTAAAGATCTTTACGATCAACACACAAATTGTAATATAGATGCCTGGAATGGCATAACGAAAACTGGATGTAATGTTGGAGATTGTGGATCTGTATTAGTTGTTAAGACTGGTATGGGACCCGTTATTTTGGGTATTCATTATCTTGGAAATCCTAATATTAATTCAGTTTGTTCTATCCGTGTTACGCAAGAATTCCTTAAGGAAGCAATTGCCAAAATGACAACGTTAGTCGTACAAGGATGTGAAGTAAACATTGCAGCACCTAGTGTGAGTGTTGATCTTGTGGATCTCCATAAGAAATCAGCTTTTCGGTATTTAGATGAGGGATCTGCTATGGTGTGTGGAAGTTTAACACTTCCTCGTGCTCATGGTAAATCTCGTGTAGAAATTACGCCTATGAATGAATACTTATCCAGGTATGGATATAAAACAAATTACACTTCCCCAGACCTTGTGTCTTGGAGACCTTGGCATTTAGCTGCTAAGGAAATGGTTAGACCTGCTAATCAATTTAAACCGTCGATTCTGAAAGAATGTGTTCAATCTTTTTCTAATGATATTCTGAATCTTATAGATTCTGATATTATAAAAGAGAATGTTCATGTTTATGATGATTTTACGGCTATAAATGGTGCAGCTGGTGTGACCTTTGTTGATAAAATTAATAGAAATACTTCTATGGGGCATCCCTATAATAAATCGAAGAGATTCTATATACAACCAATCGCCGCTCGAGGCGAAAATTTAGACCCGGTTATTTTTACTGAAGAAATAATGAATCAAATTCAAGAAATTGAAAGTAAGTATAGGTCTGGATATCGTAATAATCCCATTTTCCGTGGGAATTTGAAGGATGAAGCAGTTACAGAATTAAAAGCGAGTTTAGGAAAGACTCGACTGTTTGCTGGTGCTCCTGTAGCGTGGAGTATAGTGAATCGTAAGTATACTTTATCTCTTATCCGTTTAATACAATCTAATCAATATATTTTTGAATGTGCCTGTGGTATCATTTGTCAATCTAAGGAATGGGATCAAATGCGATCCTATCTCACCAAATTTGGTGATAATAAATTAGTTGCAGGT